TAAGGTGAGGCGGGTCGAAAACGACGAAATAAAAACACTCATCAGGAAACTTCATATCGGTAAAGTCCAGAACTAGGTCTGGGTTGATTTCTAGTGTTCTGATTTTGTCTCTGTCTTTCATCTCGACAGTTTCACGGCGGCGGTCAATATACAATATGTTCGGATGGTCTTTATTGAAGTAAAACATACGTCCACCACAGCAAGCGTCAAGTATGGATGTCGGGGTAGTTTTCATTTCTCCTCCAGTAGTTCAGGGTTTTCGTGAACATTACCTAGAAGAACATTTAGGTCGCGAGACATATCTACATCTATATACTCACCTCCCTTACTGACCATTGCATAGGAACAGTGCTTGACCACTCCGACACCCAAATCTTCATAAAATTGGTCGTCGTATAGAGTCACAATGTCGCCCTCATAAACAGGCGTGCAACCATCTGCGTCGTAGCCTGTGTATTGCTCAATCACCAGCCGCCCCTCAATCGGAATTGGCTCATTCTCGCCCTCGAGCCTAGCTGATACAAGTTTGTCGCCTTGCCAGTGCAGAGACACGATTTTTCGCATTCTTTGTTCTAGGTTATCCCAGGCTCTAAACTTTATTTCACACATTAAGCTTTCCTCTCGTTCCACGTTTTAGGGTACTTTGGGACACCTGAATTGTCTACACAAAAATCTGCAGAGCGACCGTTGTTCACATAAACATATTCTTTGCCAAAGTTTTTTTGACAAACTTCATCTCTAGACAATATGGGTTCAATATGCATCATCATGATAATTAAGAAAACACTGACACCCACCACAAGTAGAAACAATACAATTCCTTCGTCAAAGACTGTTTTGTATGCTTCCACAATCCAATCCTTCAGCTGTTTAAGTCTTTTCATTTAGACTTCCTTCCCGTCCTTAAAACACTTAGTTTGACCGACCACCCCACCGAGTGATTTACAGCGGGCTTTAGTGTTCATGTTTTGGAGCTCTTGCTCAGACATTTGAAATTGCCAAGCAATAAGCGGTGCAAATAAAGCAGCAGCCGCTAAAATTATTGTCGCGACAATGGTTACGTCGCTCCAACTACTATTAGATGAATTAGAATCGGTTTTCATTGATTTTTCCTCTTGAAATATCTAATTTAACAAAACGCCGGTGGCTGACTTCAATCTCGCCCTTGGTAAGCATATCCAATAACTGTAAGCATTGTTCATCGGTTTCTGCACCGATATTAAAGATTAGATTACTAGGACCACGTATGCCAAGCTCCCAATCTATAATTGTATACAGCACTGTTTTTTGAGCATTAAAGGGTTTAGTCAAAACTGCAAATGCTGTATTAGATGCTCTAACTGTATAGCCATGTCTTTCTGAACCAAACCATATTTTAGTACCAACTGGGACAGCTCTTGGGGCATAAATATCTCCTAGTTTCCTGTTCACGTTAACATCTCCTTTCTTATACCCACAAAATTAGTCACTCTTGAACCCTTTCTGTTTAATTTAATTTCGCCCAGTTTTTCGACATATGGCAGGTCATTGGTTAATCAATCGGCTCTAGGTCTTTAATTGCCTTTTCGACATCAGCCTTTTTGTACTTCTTACCGTCTATTTCGATAGTAGGACCTGAGGCGTTTGGTTTAGCAGGGCGGTATCCGAGCCTACTCAATTCAGTTGCGGTATACCATGCCGCCGCGTCATCGTGGTACTCTGCAAAACTTATCAGATAGCAGCCATCTAGCGATGCTAAAACCCTTACCGTTCTATCAGACTCGCCAACGTGTCTAGTAATAAATTCTCCAACACAAAGATTGTCTAGGGTTTTCTCAGTAGGCTCTAGCATTTCGTCTGACCAGTAAAAAGCGTTCTCCTTAACCAGGTAGTAGTCGTTTTTTACACAATCAATTGTGAATACTGCTCCACCCATTCTCTCCATAGAGTTACCACAACTCACACCACCATAATATTCATCTGCGATAAGCCCATTGCGGACTTTGACTTTATCACCTACTTTGAATTTATTTGCTGACATTATTTTTTCTCCTTTCCTTATTATTGGCAACGTTGATGTCACGAGAATCTAAGTCGATGGATGTCACGAGAATCTAAGTCGGCGTACATAGTCGAATAGTCGGTGTCGTGCTTACAATCGCTCCAAATAGCCATCTGCACCTCATATCCATCCAACACAGATTGCACAGCTTGGTCATAATACTTGTCGAATAAGGCGACTGCCTCCTTATGTGAAATCAACCCCGTATCTTCAATGATGCCGCCAAACTCGCTGTTGTAATACTGAAACATGTATGTTTTCATTCTTGCGCCTCAATTCCAAAATAAATCAACCAGTCTTCTCGGTTTTCTTTGATGGATTTTTCAGCTTCTTGGCTGGTTTTATAACGTATAGGCTCTCCAGTGTCTTGCCACGAACACTTAAAATACCCCAGCTTGTTGTTCAGGTGATCATAGTAGACACCCCAGCCACTATCACCATTCTCAAAATCTGGCTTAAACGTTGATGTCCGACGTAGTCTGGCCTCGGCTAGTTCACGATCGCGGGCTTTTTCGCATTCTTCTTTAGTGCGGTATATTTTACCCAACCCATAGCGCCAAAAGTCAGCAGGAGTACCAGTCCAAAAATCGTGATTAGTTTTTCCTCCTATCCCGGTAAACCAATATATCTCGCCATTTTTAGGCTTCCAGTGAATACTGTCTGTTGACTCTTGGATTTCCTCAAACCACTCTGTGAGGATATTTGGGAACTTTTTCAGGGTAGTTTCGTGGTAAATCATTATTATTAATCCCGTTTCTGTGGTCTTTTGTTTTTCTGGTGTACCAGCCATAAGATTTCCCGTTTTAGAGACATATGCCAACTGTCCTGCTTTGAACGTCGGTAGGTCTTTTGTAAGTCTATAGCGTTTCATAATACCTCCCATTAAAATATTCCGTTATCTTTCTTATTCCGCTTGCGGGACTTGATGATTTTGTCTTTGTACTGTCTGACCTCGCGTTCGCGTTGCCATTCTTTGTCTTCTTGTGCCACCGCAATTTCTGTAACGACGATGAATGCGACGAGCACCACGATTGTCATAATCCAGAACATTATTTGTCCTCCTTCAGCTCAAGTTCTTTCTTATTTTTGGCGATATAAGCAGTGCCGTTGGTACCGCGAACGAAGTTATCCTCGACAATATCTAGCAGTTTCTTAGCATCGTTAGCGTCCATAATGATGAGCTTGTCGTTGGTGGCGTCGGTCAACAGATCTACGTTGTAATCGCGAATTATCTCCTCAACAACATCGCGGGTCATATTGATAGGGTCAAGCTTAGCGAGTCGTTTGACCAGTGTGCGGTTATCTTTACAGAGAAACTCAATGCCTTGACCAACCGTCGGCGTGGTGATAGACAGCCTCTCGTCAAGTATCTTGCCATTCTTGCGAGCTTCAGCGACCGACACTGGGTCGTATTGAAACATCGATTCAAACTTGAACTTATTGAACACAAACATCGTATCTTCAAATACTAAAACTTGATTCGACGGATCTATCTTTAATGCACATTCTGACGATAGCTCTTCTATGCGTCCGGTTGAAATGACATAGGAGGCGGTGCCGCCTACTAATACGCTAGCTGGGCGAATGTGCTTAAAAATGTAAAAGCTTTCGTTCGTTTCCTTGTCGGTGAATCGTGCACAAATCGCCAGCAGCTTCTTTGCCTCGATTTGATTTAAGTCGAGCAGGCCGATGTCATTTGTATACTCCAGATATTCCATGATCGTTTCAGCAACCGGCACGTCATTTACCTTGATGGCGGGTAGGGTATTCTGACAGCCCTCAGATGCCGCATAATCGACAACCCTTACGCCGGTAATACTGTCAACTTGCACTCCACTAATGATGTCGTACAAAAACAGTGCGAACAGCTGATGATTGATTGCCTCGTTATGGTCAATGCGAAATATTTCAGACGATTTGGTGATTGCAAATAGCTCAATGCCTAATTTATCCTTACGTCCGTCCGTTTTGTTTGCCCAGAGAAATACGTCTGGTAATTCTGTTTCTTTAGTCATTTTTACCTCCCTTTATTTCGTTAGTTATCGCTCGCTGTTTACGCTTTCGGCGTTGCTTCTTTCGTAAAGCCTTCTTCGTCATAGTTTGCCATCCGTTTTCAGTCGATGATGATTACGGCATAAGTACTGCAAGTTGTTGACGTCATAACGCAAATGTGGGTGAGAGCCGCGCCCCTTAATGTGATCAACATCTAGGTTTTTAGTCTCGGTACATCCGGCGACCGCACACACATGCCCAAATTTCATGTCGAGGTACGGCTTCGCAACCTTATCTCGGAACGCTGCCCACGCTTTTGCATGTTTGCCGCACTGCGATATTTTCTGTCGTTTTTTGAATGGACAGAACGTCTGATAGTGTCTTGTGCTACCACATCTCTTACACAGCGCTTTAGTTTTATCTGTCGTCATCTGCTTTATCCTCAATTATCGTTGTGATGTCTGATGTTGTAGTAATCTGTTTGACCCTACCGTTAGTAAATTTAACGGCAAAAACAATATCTCCAGACTTGTCGGTCGGCAAAGTCTTGATGTAATCCACCAGATATATAACTGCTTCTGCCGTGGTTTTAAATCGGATAATCTCCGACGTTTGCCCGCGTATACCCACGGTCTCGCCTTTGTGTCTCATGAGATAGAACGGACCAACTTCACCAAACGGCGTATCGCGTGCGGCTCGCTCTAGGTTAATGATGTATTGTGGTAAATCTAAGCTTTCCAAAATATACCCTCCTTTAATTTTTTATCGGCAAACTACCCATAATACCCTCCATCACTGAACAGTCCCGGATCAGACTGAGGCATAGAATCCTCAACTGTCGCCTTACGCTCATTGACAAGCCCGTAGCGCAGTGCATCGTAGAGATGGTCTTCACCTGTTGTATCAACGTCCTCGGGTCGTTTAGTATCAACCACGAGGCTCGGTAGGGTACGGATAAAATGAACACAGTTACTAAATACCTGCAGGTATGGCAATCCGTCTGGTGCTAGAGACAGCGCTTCATGAACAGCAGTGACTCCTTGAAGCCGGTCGTTATTAGCAGGCGTGAAGTTGATGCCTTCTTCAGTAAATCGGTCAGCGATAGTTTTTCCGTCATCGGCATTAGCAATATGCTTCCACAGCGACGGGTCGGCTAGCCTAACAGGCAGCTGCTCGTTAGATTGCTCAAGCTGCTTCATCTCGCGTGCCTGGATCATTGGACCTTTGCCGCTAGCATAATATTCGCGGTAAAGATATATCCGCTGACTAATTGGGTCACGTGCTAGCCAAACAGCACCCGCATACGTACCTCGTCCATAGTCGTACGCCATCCATCTCGGCCAGTGGTCTGGTATGTTAAACGGCTCGACGACGTGTAGATGTCGCCGCCACTCGCTAAATGCCTGACCAGCAAACAGATCCCAGTTGCCATACAGATATGCTTCGCGCTTCTTCGGATCTGCCATTGTCAGTAGGCTACGCATGTATGACTGTCTAAATGACGCGCTCGGGTGGTCTTCTAGGGTGGCAGGGATAAACATACGCGTCGTCTCGATGTAGTCAATTGAGCCGTCTCGCTTGACGTACGGACGCTTGTCGTAAATTATCTGCTCAGGTGGTGCGGCATCGATAAATCGAGTCTTAACCCAACCATGCCCGACGCCACCTGGGTTGCCAGCTGCGAAGACGGTGAGCGGTTTGTCTGGATCGTCAGAACGAACGCGCCCAACGAGGTTGTCGTACCAGCTTTCGTAGAACTGAGTTAACTCGTCGATACCCAGCATGTGTATCTCTGAACCCTGATAGTGATTAAAATCATCTTCGTGGTTGTAGTAGCACAAGTAAATCCACGATTCAGTGGCGGTGAAGTAGTAGCCCTTTTCTTGCGACCTAAATATCATATTGCCGTCCTTGATATATGCACGGCACTGTTTATCTATTTCTCGCATGAGGGTCTTTTTCGTATCCTCGTACGTTCGCCGAAATAGATACGCTGCGTAGTGATCATATTCAAGGCAGCGTGTTACCGCCTCAGCGACTAGTGCAGCAGTCTTTCCTCCGCCGGCAGCACCACCGTAGAATCGCTCAAAAGCTGTCGATGTATGAAACAATGTCTGACGAGGCGAAGCAGTGTAATCCGGTACTTTGACTATCTCTGTCATGATTCTGGCGTCCTCGGAACAGTGTTAATGAACTTAACCTCGCGGTTAGTGTTCTCGGTCTCATATTTGTCTTTGAATCCCCAGTTATTCTTCAAGCTGAATATTACGCCAGCAGTATTAGTGCCGAACAGAGACTCCTCCGCATAGGCTTTAATCTGTTCTTTCGCTTCTTTTATCGTGTTGGAAAATTCTGGATATTTCTCTGAATATGTGGTCTCATAGTCTAATAACACATCACGTGATGTGCCTAGTGCAACAGCTAAACCAGTAACGGTGAGTGGTTTCTGTTTGGTTTTAACTTTGCGGACCACCTTGTCCTGGACGACCTTTCCGTCTTCAATGACAATCTTTCCAGATTTAGGGTCGCGGCGGTCAATATACTCAGTTTGTTCTTCCCAGTGGGGTGCTGCATTCTTAAAGTACTCAAGTATCATGGCGCGCAGTTCGTCGATATCCTGAAACTTCATCGGACGACCGGGCGAGTACTCACACACAGGCTTTGGCGGCTCAGGTGCAGGTTCGGCTTTGCGGACCACCACATCTACAATACGCTGAGCATGCGCCTCAATCGCCACTCTGTTATTTTTCTGAGTCATCGCCATCATTTTCCTTTCCATGTTTAACTCTTACCGCCACAATCCTCGACTCTGGATCGGCGCTTTCTTCTACGCGGCGCATATGAGAAGGCGAGGAATAACTTCGAATAGTTTGCGGGCGTAATCCAAGCCGTCGAGATAGCTCGTCGGCCGTACCTATTCCTACTATCTCTTCTCCCTTGTACAGGACATACTCGACCGTCATAAACTTAGCCCTCGCTCCGTAGTCTCTTTAGCTCTTTGCGAAGTTCAACAATGGCGCGTTCAGCACGTCTTAGTGCACTCTCAACCCGCTTGATCATTTCGTCTCTTGTCATAGCAGCGATACCTGTTCGTCTTTCTTGATAGCATCCGGATTATGCTCCATCAGCCACGCATAAGCTTTCTCGCGAGCATCTTTCTTTAGGTCGCCAGCATATAGCTGTTTAGACAGAATATCGACCTTCGCTTTGAGATAAGCATCATTACGGTTGTTAGTAATTAACGTGTCAATTTCCGCGACCGTATTGCATCTATGGCAAATGAGCTTATCTGCTCGGAGACACTCCCATTTATGTACGTGCTTGCTATCGTTCATATTTTTACCTGTCTCTGGCTGCTGCTTGGCAAGGGTGGGCGTCGCCAAGCCATTTAACCGGTTTCGGCACCAGTTTAGTGATTATCTGACCTCTTTCTCCTCTCGGATGAATCCGCCTTGCCAATCCCGGCGAATGATTTTTGAATGGATATGGTAAAAGCTTTTTGCCAGCAGTCTTTTATAATCGCGCGCGTCAGATCGGGACCGAAAGGTTAATGACAAGTCTCTTGCTTCAAAATCTGGCTTGACGTGCCACTCGGTATAGTCTTCGTCCTCGCTACGAATTTCAAGCTCAGGCTCGTCATCTTTCTTTCTGAATAAAAGCTGTAAGATTCCCATTCTCGGATTCCTCCTTAAGTTTCGATAGTTATTCCGCCGTGCTCCGCCCATATCTTGGATGCGCACACCTTCCAGACGTACGAATCATCCTCGCAGAGATGATCCAGAAACGCCTTGACCAGATTGTCTATATCCGGTTTCTGCTGGTGTGGACGTCCATTCATGGCTTTACGCTTCTTGTTTGACCAACTTTTTGGCATGGGCAGAGCAAATTCAATCGTAAACGTTTCAGGCGGCTCATATCCTGGCAGTTTCAGCCTTAGCTCGTCGCCGTACGCTCGATAGCTCATTACTGACGGACGCTCATTCCACTTATCGCTTCTCGTCATGCGCGGTTTGCTAACTGGTGTAATACTGATATGTTTTTTCATCTCTTCTTTTCACTTTGCGAGCGAAGCAGAGAATAAACAAAGACAGTCACATCGGTAATGAGAATTGCTCCGAGGATTTGTGCAATCGGTAAAGTCCCGATTGCGGTTTCCATATACTGGACTCCAAAGAGCTTTATTCCCGCTACTATCTCTGCGGCGCGGACCATGATAGTCCAAGCATTGTCTAAAAAGACGGTTACGTTGTTGATTGCTGTTTTAAGTTTGCCCATAGAGTTAATCTCCTTTCCGGCTGTTTTTGTTGTTTGTTTTTACCACCAATGTCCCGGGTAGGGGCGCGA